ATGACTGCTTATCAGACAGAAGATGGCACCCTGACCAATCACCAAAATAAACAGTTTACCCTGGGCGTGATGCGTGGACTGGTTAGCTTCGGACTTGCGCTAGGATATCTCGAGATTCCTAACAAGACTGAATGGGCTGGCATCGCTTTGTTTGAGCCGAGAGCTTACGTCAGTTCATCGCAGGAGGCCAGTCGCCAGATAGCAAAGTCATTTGACAAAATGCTTGACATGAGTGGCAAAACAGCTCACGATATGATGGAGATGAGACATCATGTGAACATGGATGAAGATGACATGTTCCTCTCTGAGCTTTGGGGTGATGAGAAGACATCACCACATCGCATGATGGCTCAATTCTTCAATTCCTTCTTCCCGAAGCAGACTGAGCGCAATTTCAAGACTTGCGTTTACGCGAGAGAATTGAGGTATCGTGGAAATGAGCTGGATGCCATCCGTGATGGATACATGGGCAAAACTTTGAAACGCATTCCCAGAGCCGCGAACGGTAGGTATGATGATCCAGATCATGCCGAGGTCAGATTCAAAGTGGAACCCGGAGACGTGGAAGAGACCACCTTTGGTAACAATCATCTGCTTAGGTGGAAACTATTCGAAGATGAAGAGAGTGACAAGAAAAGACCTAACCTGTCTATGTTGCCGTGGAAATACAATTACGGAGCTAGAGTCAGACACGAAATTGACAGAGCTGGGATTACCTTGTACAAACAGGAGAGGCCGGAGACCTTTGCTGTATCCTTGCAGATGACAGGTACCGAAGATAGGGTGAAGTCCTTCAACCAGTCAATGCATGCAAACATTCGCGGTTTGTACGGGTTTACTTCTCCCGAAGTGATTGAAGAATCCAAGCAGTTCATTATGTCGGCAGGATTTGGAACGATCATGAAGGAGTACAAATACACAAGGTTTACTCCGGGTGTTCAACGTGAGTACCGCGTATCGTCTGCCAAGACTCAAAACTTCCTGCAATCATTGGAAGGAGTCAGGTCTATAATCAACAGATCTTCGACAGACACACTGACTTACCGTACAGACAACGTATTTTACGTGGCCGAGTATAAGTCGGTCAGGTCGGGTTTCACAGTTTAAGAGATCATCACCCGGAACCCAGTGTTCGTCCGCCAACCGTGAATAACTCATTTTCGCGAATGGTGGACGATTTCACTAACACAGGGGGTTTGAAGCTGTCACATTATGCCTACAATGTCACTACGGACAACCCCCACTTGAATAAAATTAAACGACAATTGTACAATGACACCATGCAATCGTGTCATGACAACCTAAATAAAGTACAACAACAACTTAATCCATTGACTCAGAAGTTGAGAGCTGATTGGATTGGGAAGCTCAAGTATGGACAGACAAATTCAAACATTTCACGACCTATGGTTGTTGCTCATGCAGGTTACGGCAAGACCAGACTTCGGGAGTCAAACCTGACCCTGGATGTGGATGATTATGTCCCCAAGGCCTATCATGATGGTGCAAATGAGATGGCAATTAAAGGGGTCAACCCTTACAAGTTCATCGCAATGGCATCAGGCACGGGCAAGTCACATATCATCAAGTTTCACAATCCTGGCAACAAGTTCGTCGAATTGGATGATCTGTTGGCCAAATTGCCTGATGTGCCGACTGATATCAAGGACAAATTTGAAAGCAACATTGTTGACGCGCAGACTGTTGAATATGTCAGACTCAATCTCTTTAAAGTTCTGAGGGCTGGACAAGTGGTGTTGGTACATATGCCACAAGAAATACCAGAAGGGGGGGAATTATTGAATGTTTTCTCATACCCTCTCTACGAAGAGAAAATTGTCAACAAACTGTCACCTCGACAGGCGGAACTCAGTCCAGTGGCGATACCTCAAGATTCTTGGCATAACTGGAAAACAATTTCCTTTACCAGAGCTGGGTGTTTACAATATCATACACCAATAGTGTCAAAGAAACCAATAGAGGAGTGGTTCTTGTCATATTTCGGGATCAGAGTGAAGTTTTCATTGGATACTCCCTATTTCGGACCACCACCGAAGACCATGTCAGTAAAACTGACTAAAGGTAACACATGGCCCAAAGCAATCCATAACTGGCAGATCATCAATGAAAGGAAGTGGTGGATGGTAGGAGGAGTACTTGATGAAACATTCCCAGAAGGCTGGGCAAACAGATCTGCTGGTAAATTGATGTTGGTACACACCAAGCATGATGTCAAGAGATTAAACGGATTGCTCGTAGGTACAGTCGAATACTCCGGTTCAGACATTGGTGACCGTGAGCCAATTCTCGGAGATTTCATGACCGCCAACAGACAATCAAATCGTGATGACATCGGTAGATCTTGGTCAACTGAGATCCTTCAATCATCGGATCGATCTGAGAATGCCAAGAACATGGAACGCCTTTGGAACAGATACATTCACAAGTTTGGTCAAACTAGTTGGTTCGATCAGTTCAAGATTGACAAATTAGAACAGAATGTAATTAAACATTGGGACGCTGAAACTGAATTGTATCTGAACAGTGATATAGGGGCGTGGATGAAATATCAGGATGAACACGACGTGTTGTACCAGAATTGGTTCATGGGTGACAAACTTTACCAACTAAAACGTTTTAGGTCCGGGAGCTGGAACTATCACTTAGCATACCTCTCGGACTGTCTCGGTATAATGAAGGTCATCAACCCTATGATCTATAAATTCATGCTTACATTTTGTATGACATATAACCTTACTTACAATGTGGTGTCAAAGGTCATGAAGGAATTTTCCAACATGATGAAAGCCTTCAACAATGACTGGTCTCCGAACTGGCAACAATTTATAGATTTGGCCAGATTGCAAGGATTCAGCTTGACCTATGACACTGAAGCTTATGTGGAAGATCTTGAATCATGGTTGTTGACCACTGACATGAGCAAACACACAATAGATGGGTCTGAGGAAGAGTTTATCAAGCAATTCGAACTGTCAGTCGAAGAACTGTTAAGTGAAGATGTGCCCATTAATGATTACACTCCGGATGAATTCATCGATTCACCACATGAATGGGCGGTCTCGGGATCGGCTAAAGGACTGACTGAGGCACCTAATGTTGTGGTTGACGGCAAGATCCAAAAACTGAAACAAACCAAACGAACAGCAGGATTTTTTTCTGATCATGATCAACTCATGAGCTTGTTTTACAAAACGACCTCTGACAATTACATATTTGACAAATCCGAACCAATCAGGAACAGACCCGTAGTTAATTCATCTATGGACATGTACCTGAAGATGTCATATTTGGACAAACTTGTGTACAAAATGGTGAGTCCCAGGCATCAACAATCATCACCAATATTTGATAATTTTGATTTCATGGCAGACAAAACCTACCAGGCCAAACATATCAATCAAGCCGATAAAGTTTGTTTGCCAATTGATCAAACAGGATTCGAACGACAGACGAACTTTGAAATGATCGACGCCATCATTAGAGTCATCAGGAAAAGGCTCAATCCTGATGACAGTCATTCCCATGACGCACTCAACAGGATACAGTTGGCCATCAGAGATTCCACGATTCACTTCCCGAATACACGCATTGACGGAGCAAGAATCATAAATGGGTTATCGTCGGGATGGAAGTGGACTGCACTGTTCAATACGATAATTAATCTCGCAGAGTTCTTAACATGCGCCAGGTTGACCAAAATCAGGTACAGAAATTTGTGTGCTCTGGGAGATGACACCCGGGTGTGGACACAAACATTCAATGAAGCACAGCAGGTTTTGGACTTTTATAAATCATGTGACATTAAGATAAATGAAAAATTAGCAATCATGTCCCGTACATGTGACGAATTCTTGCGTAAGGTGACTGAATTAGTCAGGGGAAAGGGGATAGTTCACGGGTACGCCAACAGGATGTTAGTGTCCGTCTGTTACCGGAACCCAAAGTCTAGAGAACCAAGTGATGTCAACGAAGCTATTGAGACAGCCGTGTCTAATTGGTTCCAGTTGTTCAGTCGAATTGGTGATATAGACACAGTCAAGAGACTCGAACCCATGATGTACGACGATGTTGACCAGATTCTAAAGTCGTATAAAGTAGGAGACATAGATCATCGCGTCCTACACACACCACGACAAGAAGGAGGGTTTGGCGTCAGTTCGCTGAGAGTCGGGGGTCCATCACTTGTGTCAGAGTATGAGGTCAAGAACTTGCACCATGACATGACATTACGTTCCAAAAATATCATAAAGCATCTCATCCGACGACACAAACTGGTCGACACTGTCTATGAATTGGACAGGTCCTTTATCGGCTCGTTCTCAGCTGAGATGTCACGAAGGAAAATTACTGAGTACAAAGTAACTGCCGATCATAGCCACCGTTCAATGAGATCATTCAAACGCAAATTGTTTACTGAAAGACGTACCATCGCCAAGTTGGTTGCTTTTGGACGTTCACTGGTCACCCTGTTGAATGGTAAACATGCTGTGAAAGCTGAGGATCTTCCGTATCAGAAGGCTCTGATGGTACCCACGGCCAAAGGCACTATGCAAGCCAGTGGATTCTTTCAGTCAATATATGATAAAACTCCTGATGAAAGGAAACCATCATTATTTAAAAATGAGGC